CGCCCGTAAATACAGGTTTTGTGTAAAGGACGCTTACAGCGCCGCCCCCACATTTAATAATAGCGTCGGTGCCATTGGGAATGGTAACTGAACTACCGCCCCACGCTCCTTGAAAAATAATAAGATTTTGTGTCGTAAGCGAGTTACGAATGAAATAATACCCGTTAAAATATGGAGCAGTTGAACTACCGTTTTTGGTGATTTGAACGTAGCAAGTAGCCCCCAATGCAGTTCCGGCATCAACAAAAGTTACCGCTCTGTTTCGACCATCAGACGCGGTATAGTCTTGTACATTAAGCGTATTAGGACTGGAAGTTGTTCCTGTAACAGTAAGAGTTACATTTACAACCCCTACAATAGAATTGTCAAAATAATCAAAATTGGTATTGGTAATAATCCCCCAAGTACCGGCCTCGGTGCCCGTGGTAATTTGTTGAATACCAAGATTAGTGTAAGTCGGCATTTTTAGATCCTTTTACGCAGCTATTTGCTTCCAGTTTGGGGTTTGTGCAACGTCAACGTCTGCCCAAGCATTCGCCTGACTATCGTCTACGGGTTCCCAATCTGGGTTTTGGTCGGGGGATATTTTTGCCCATTGCCCCCACGCGATAACATTCCCTACTACACAAGTAGTCGTGACGCCGGTAAGGGTTACATCCGCACCGGGGATGGCAGTAAACGGCCCTATGATACAGGTAGTCGTGACGCCGGTAAGGGCAACAGCCGCATCTATCCGTAAAATGGAAGAGTACGGTGTTGCCGAAAAAGCCGCTTGGGAAAACATTTACTAGCCCCAAGGCAACGGGAGAGATACGACCGGAGGCTGCTGCATATACACAATCTGCATGTTCAGATTGGCTTCCAATTCAGTCTTGGCTTCGTCTCCCATGACCGCCCATACCCAGTCAAGCACTTGCTGTTCAGTGAGTTGGTCGTAAGGGATAAAAGTCCCCGTTGGCGCAGGGATTTCAGTCTGCCCACCGCTTCGCGCTTCGTTCACACCGTCAGTATCTGATGCGAGCCAATCAACAAGGTAGACAACATCGGTCTGCCCGGATTCTTGCGTTTTGACCATCATTGACTGAATAGTCCAAGTTGTCATGGCGATTAACCCCAACCTGTGCCAGCAGGCCCAAAAGCCGCTGCGCTTTGAGTATCCATTTGCCGAAGATTGAAGTACAGGACGTTTGGCGCAGTTGCCGTGCCTGCCGAAGCTAAATTTGCGCTCAGATTATACTGCGGAACGATAGTTCCTGCGGTCGTTACTTTTAACATTCCTCTTAGCGTAATGGTGTACACCCCGGACACGGTCGTGCTTGCTGCCGTCACAATGTTGCTGGTATTGATGTTGGTCGCATTGAACGCAAAATTAGCAGTAGCGCCTCCCGCCGTAGGGGAGCTTAACGACATCCCGCTAAACGAACCCACCGCAGCGCCGCTTCCCAAGATATTTATCTGAGCCTGTGCGGAAGTTGTAGAGACTGTCCCTCTGGTAAACGTACAAGCCAAATCCAAAAAGTATGTGCCAATCGACAGCGTGATGGTGTCGTTTGCTGTTGGCAACAAAATTTGCAATGTGGCTTCCGCCGTAGCGGTCAAACTTGTACCAACACCAGAAGTGTAGTTCGTAATCGGTATCGTGCCACGCTTGAAATTGGCGTTGGGGGTGGCCGTCATGATCGTGCCGTCGTATTCCACCACACCGGCCTCAATCGCCGTCAGGTTTGTTCCTGACGTAAATTTCAAAGGCGCAGTGCTGGCCGTGGCGCTACCAGCGGCAACATGAATTTTGGCAGTGGGGGTTATCCCCGTGTTGCCGTAATAGGTGTTGCCCCTAAATACGTTATCGGCCGTGCCAGCTGCATAAACGCCAAAAGCTGTACCACCGCCAGAAGCGGTGTTAACACCGGAATAGAATCCATAAGCCGTCTTGCCCGCAGTGACTGCGGCGGTATTATCCGCTAGAAATGCGTAGTTGGTGGTAGCGCCAATAAGGCTGCTTGCGCCGTAAAATCCAACTTGAGTGGTTACCGTAGACCCAGCGCCAATAGTTCCCTGTCCCGCGAGAAAATGTTGAATTGAAACCGAAAATACGGCGGCGGCGGTGCCTATAGTGGAAGTATACCCCCGCCCTGTCACGGTAACATCGCTTTGAACGATTACACTCGTATTGTTGGCGTATGCCGTCGTAGCTCCAGTAACGCTCTTAGAATTGTAAAAATTACTCCCCGCGGGTGCAATAGCGCCTATGCCTGCGCTAGTTGACGCAACAATTGTCGTAAACGTACCAGCAGCCGCAGCCGTCCCACCAATAGCTGGAGGAGAAGCTAAGTAGGTGCTAAACCCAGTGCCGGAAACAGTTGAAGATGCACTAAGGGTGGTGAACGCTCCAGTGCTGGCGGAAGACGCGCCTATCGTGGTGCTGTTAATAGTCCCCGCAGTGAACGGATACCCCGCAATATTGCCGCTGGCGTCTTCGTAAACTGATTTACTTGCCGGATAGACGCAGAAGACGTTGGACGTACCGGCAAGGGTGATGGCTGCCCCAGAGGCTGATGAAGCTAAAATCGTGGTACGCGCAATTGCATTGGGGCCGGTAGAAAAAGTCCCTAATCCAACTTCCCACGCGGTGCCGCTAGTAATGCAATAGTATGTGGTGTCTCCATTGCTAAGTCCTGCGTTAAAAAACGACTGAAAGCCGGATACTGCCCCGGCGAGGGTGATAGTGCCCGTGCCGATAGTGGTGGTGGTTTCCTGTACGCGGTCTGCGACAACTAGCGCCATAACACCCTCTTACTGAAGCTGAATGATTGCGGCGGTCGTACCAGACGCATAAGTTGGGAACGTCACCGTGAACGTCCCAATAGTCACCGTTTTTGCACTACCAAAATCCAACACCGCAACAGCACGGTTGGACTGCGAAGAGTTATAGATCAAAGCGCCGTAAGTCGTGAACGAAGCGGAAGTCCATGTCGTCGTAGAAAAACTGATATACGCTACGTTGTTGGCACCGGTCGTATCAATTGTCGGGGCCGTAGAAATCACCAATGAATTGCCGCCCGTGGTGTAACCACCGCCAGACGCAAGTTCCCCCGTAGTTGTGTATACCGTAGTATTTTTAGTTAACGCCGAACTATTGTCGTATAACGCCAACTTGAACGTATCCGGGGCTGTATTACCAACACGCGAAGGATTTGCCCCATTTGAAAACAAGTGGTAGCACTGCATCAATTCTGCTTTGAAGCTGGCACACATTGCGCTTCCGGTAAAAGGCATATCAGATCTCCTTTACAATGGACGCCAACTCAGGCGCACCCGCTTTAGTCAAAGCATTAGCAATCGTTACGCGGTCATGCATCACCGCCTGTCGCATATGGTCTAGCACCACACCACGGATTGAAGCGCGATAGGTCAGCGCCTGCTCACGGATTTCTCTGGGAGCCGAAACAGACACGCTCAGGATTTTATCCATTGCCAAGTCGGCAAGTTCGTCCGGGGTAAGCCCACGGTAGTCCGTAGTGATGACCACTGGAGATCCTACAGTCCCACTCATCGCGTCTAGCATATATCTTCCTATTTAACCGGATACCGTACTTGACCAGAACGGTAAGCATCACGGCGGTCTTTGCCATCACCAAGCTGTTTCAGCAAGCCCATCGCTTCTTCGTACCGTTTCTGATACTCCTGAGACACATCTTGCTCACCTTTCATGTAGGTGTACGCTTCTATCAATGACCCATAAAGCAGTGCGGAGTCGAAGTTATCGCCCAGCCAAGTAGTGCCAGCGGTGACGATAGACTCGGGGTAATAGTAATAGTGAAGCTCTAAGCCATACATTGCATCAGGCGTGGGGCCAAGAATGAATGAGGTAGCGTCGAAAATGGCGTAATACTCAGGAAGACCTTGATCGTATGGTGTGGGATACGCCGCACGAATGAAGTTAACATCCTTATTGAGGAGGTATTGGTAATTCCCGTCTACGTCCACGACCGCCAACGAAAACGTCGCCAACCAATCAGACGGTATCGCCAAATATCTATTCCCAGCCGTCGTAACCCCGGTCACATTTCTACGAATAGCAGGGAGCTGAACAGCGTTATAAATCCGCTGCTCGGCTTGTTGAATAAACGTATTTACCGCTGGAAACGTAGCAGACGGAGGAGACGTAGTTAGCCCCGGAAAATCATTCTCCGTATAAGACTGAATAGCAGAGACTAACTGGGAATAATTCATCTATCAGCCCATTTTATCGCTAGCCATCGTGCCCTTGGTCGCTGCACCACAACCCCGAATCTTAATGGTCGGCTTTTTCGGTGCCTGTTCATAATCGACGTTGGAGACATTACCAACGCTGATGTAATCAACCGCCATATTACGGGAAGAAGCATTAGGACGGGTGTAGGTGTTCACATTGGTGTCCTTACCCGACATGGTGTGTGGCTTGGCGTAGACTGCTGCTTGGCCTACTTCCTTACCGCCTTTTTTCATGCTGTAGCTAGCCATTACCGCCCCCGCTGGTTGTTAACGCGAGACATGTTGCGCCCCATCGTTTTGCGATCCATCGAAGTCGGGCCACCCTTCTTCATGGCCTTAACGCCCTTTGGTTTTTCAGCAGCGGTGATCCCGTGCATCATCGCTTCGTGCTTCGCCATACCACCCTTATTCATCTTTTTCATGAGATAGTTACTCCTACTGTTCCTACTACACCCACCGCTGCCAAATCATTTGGTGTCAGCGCACTATTACCACCGAACCCTACTGGGTTCCAGCCCCACTGAATCTGGCGGCTACCTCCACTAGGAGCGCCCAAAAAGTTCGTACCAGACACAATATAAGTATTGTCCCGGCGGGGATTCCGTACCGCTTGCGGGTCTTCTACAGGATACATACCCTGCATATTCTGTGGATGGTCGGGCTCCCAGCAGGTCGGACAGACCAGCATATTGGTCTTTTTTGTCCGAATGACCAATTCTTTCAACTGTTTCAGTTTATACCTCTGACCGCATCTATCGCACTCGGCAATAGCAATCCGGCCAGACGTAAACTTATTGCTCATTGAATGAACATCTCTCTCGGTACAATCCGCCAAGCAGCTTTGTCACGGTCTTCATCAGACGCTTGCTGCCAAGCCTCGTCATACATTTGCTTAAGCATGGGAATCCGATCTGCGGATTCTGGAATCTTAAGTGCCACATAGTACGCTAATCCTGCCACCATAGCAGGTAAAAAACGAAATGGGATATCCTGCGTATTCACACCATTCCCGGCGTTCAGCATCCGGCGCAAGCGCCAGTAGACAAGCTCATAGGTGCTGGACACATTGGGCACGGGCCACAAGGTGAATGTCGGATACTGCACGCCATCAGGCTGCGTAGCGCCGCTCAGGCGGTCAATATAAATTTGGATCGGACGGCCCTGCGCGGTCTTGTTGGGCAAGCTGGAGTAGGTCGAAACGCTAATACGCGAAACCGGGATATCCGATTGATTGGATGTCCCCGCATTAGTACGGACAACGTGTTCAATCAAATCGACTGTATCTACGGGGAGGGAGTAGGTGGCTTGCCCTTGTACAAGAGCTACCGAGTCAGACTCAACTGTCCATAAGTTAATCCCACGATTCGCCCACTCGGCAAACATCAAGTTAAGGCTGCGCCGAGCCGTCCGAAATTCATAACC